TGTCGTTTGATGTAAAGGTACGCTTTTGATACGATCCATCGATTAAGACGGGAATTTGAGCCTTATAAGGGTATGTATGATACATACACCCCTCACATCTTTCCTTGATTAAAAGGTTGTACTCTAGTGTGAGGGATTCTACTCCCCCAAGCGTTGATATTCTTGGATTGCCAATGATAGCTCATTCTTTTCTTCATCTGTTAAAGATTTAATAAAAGCATCATCAACTCCTTCCACACCTTTACGAATCCAAGCAGTTCTTGCTTTTGCTAGATTTGTAATAGCAACAATCTGATCATTCTCATATCTCATCTGAGGTAAATCGTTACAGTAATCCATATCATCTACAGACATTTCTTTCAACTTAACCTCCTTCTTGGTAGATAGTTTATGTGTTTTCATTATGCAGTTACATCAACTGTTACAAGTGCATCAGTTCCATCGTCTACTGCTTTTAATGCAACATCTAACATCATCATATCGCCTTCAGATAAAGCAACATTTGTATAAACAGCATTATGAATCATTACTCCAAAAGCATTATTATTTGTAATCACAAAAGAATTAGTTGTGTTTGCTGCAGTTTGAGTATCATAATCGTTGATCATTGTTTTGGTTTCAGCATCATACTTAATTTGAGCTTCAGTAGTAACTGCTATTTCAGCTCCTCTACCAACTACTTCATAGCCTGTGGTAGTTAATCCAGAAAAAACCGCTGGATGTTCTATGGTTGTGGTAAAAGTACTTAAAACTACTTCTTTATTCATAACTTTAATACCAGAACCATTTGAAAGAGTTGGCATATCTGTATTTAAATAAGGAGTAATTGTTGGTGTTGCTGTTGATGCTAAGTCTGGTTTTTTACCTGTTTGTAGTGTAGCAGAAAATTTATATCTACCACCTTCTGTACTAGCATCTGCTGATATAGCAAAACTTGTCACTACACATCCAAAAAATTCTAATGCTTGTTGATTGGTTACATCAGATGGTTGCATCACTAATGTTAATGAGGAACAATTATTAGTTACAGTAGCTCCATATCTTTGATCTGTGCCTGTGTGATTTGAGTCTACTACACCATCTTGTGCATTTGTATTATTTGTTATATTTTGCAACAATTGTTTGTGTGCCGCATCACTATGTAGTGTTCCCGATAGAGATATTTCAACTACTCTTAAAACATTATCTTGAAAAAAGTCTTCATCTTTAAATGTTCTACCAGCACCGCTTCTTACATCAAGTACTTGGTTGGGATTTAAAGAAGGCATTCCTATAGAGTCAACATCTAATTGTAACATAGTTGAACCTATACCAGTAGACCCAGCGGTGGTTGCATCTGATATAAGTGCTACTTTCCATTCTTTTGGTGAAAAAACTTTTGCTGAAACTGACATTACTTAGCTCCTTTTGATTTAATTATATTTACTAGATTTTCTATTTGTTCAGTAACATTTTTTACTTCAATGGTTTTTCCACTTTGTAAACTCTGCCACTCTTCATGGGATACACCACAAGACTTCCAACAATTAGGGAGCATTGTGCTTGTATCTTTGAGTTTAATTTTCATATCGTAATCCTTATTGCTTTATGATATGTTTCCTAAAAACATGCCTTTCCATGTCCATCTCATAACATTTAAACCTTCTATAGCTTCTTCAACTTCTTCTTTTTCATTTATACGACAATCTTCTAATCTGCCATTAAAAAAAGTGTTATTACGATTTTCATAAAATACGGCTTCTATTGTAGACACTTGACGAAGTATATGTTGCCAAGCATCTCTTTTTACATTATGTTCTTTAAAAGTATAGGATATGTCTACCTCATACTCTCTTATTTCTCCACTAGAAAAATTTTGTATTAACTCACATCTAACGGGATTAAGTCTAATTGATTGATTACCCATGTCTTTAAAACCACCAGTATAAATAGCCATATTACCAGCAAAATCAGTTCTTAAAAAAGTTCTGATTGTATCTAAAATCTTGTCATCCCAAATATTCACAACTGCTCTTGGTAATCTATTATAAACACGAGTTTCATCTTCAAAATTTGAATTTAAAAAATTCCATGTATTTGCCATTATCTAGTATCATCGCCTTGTCATTCTGATTGATGCTGGTATCCCCATATCTGTAGTTTCACTTCTACCATGTACCTCAATTTCCCAATAATCATTAAGTGTTGCTTGATCTCCCGTATCTCCAGCAAAACGAACATACAAACCTCTACCTACTGGTTGATAATCCCCTTTTATAAAATCACTATATGATGAAGACTCTGAGTTATTCATTCTTTCTGATCCTAAATTATTAGAGTCTCCTTCCCAAAATGAGTACTTTGCAACACCTAGTTTTCCAGCAGTTGTAATCTTTACACCTATTTTATCATAGACTCCAACATACTCACCTCTTGTGTCTATAATTCGTAGATTGCCATTAACAGTTCCTTCCCTAACAATTCCTTGTGAAGCATCACCACTTATTTGCCAAGATAGTTTAGTCGTACCCGTATTAAGAGCTTGAATATTAGCTTCAGCTTCAGTAAATAACGCTTCTGATATTTCAGAATTAGGCTGAGATGCACGAATAAGAAAACTACAAGCTATTAAAGCAGTTGTTCTAACTAAGATATAGTCGTAGTTGCCATCTTGGTCTTTAAATTGTTTACGAGGTAATTTACCATCTAATCTAGAATCTAAGTAGTTAGTAGCGTTAAGTATATACCTAGCTATTACAGTTGCCCAATCATCTCCAGATTCCATAAGCATATCATTAGGATTTGAGGCACTATTGTAATAATAAATAGCATCTAAAGATGCTTCATAAAACCATTGCCCATTAGAAGTAACTGCCCCACTATTAGCTTGAGCAGAACCTAAATCTTGTCCATTAGCAAATAATTGAGTAATTAAACCACTATTATCTGCTCTGTATAAACTTCCACTATGCACAACCCAATTGTATAAAGGTGTCTTTGTATCAAACTCATCAATTGATGGATAAATGTCTTTTAAATCTCTATGGGTACAGTAACTCATATCTCTCCTAATTTACATTCG